TTCCGATCTGAAAAAATTCCCACAAATTTGCACAAAAATCACGATAAAATTTAGCGAAATTTTTCAAAGAAATTTCTTGCACTTTTTTCAACATTGATGTATAATAAATATAGAAAAGAAACAGAGATAGTGTTTTAAGAAAAAGTGAGGATTAAAAATGAAAGTAGAATCAATTTACACAATTGAGATAATCAATGATAAGAAATCAGAAGAAAAGTTTTTAAGATGTTTTAAAGAAAAGGTGTCCTATGAACCGTGGGAGTGTTATACGGTTAAACATTTTGGCAGCTTATCGGACGCAATGACATATTACATGACATGGTGTGTTTCACCAGATTGCTTTGATATTAAAATGTTTAACCAAATCGTTGTTGACGGTAAAGTTGAGTATGAAGATTACCTTGAACCAAAAACAAGCGTTTTTTATTTAATGAAACAAATGATATGTAAGGACGAATACGAAAAGAATAAAAAGCTAGAATATGAAAACTTTTCAATAAAAGCAGAACTAAAGTTATACCGTAACTTTACTTCAAAAATCGGTGTTTATAATACATTCTGTGATTATGTAAAAGGAGAGGACAATGAATGTTAAATTTTAAAGACAGAGAGTTTGAAGCACGTTTAAATGATGATGAACTTCTTGAAATATATGTTCATGGATGTAAAGTTTATGATGATTATTATATTCCTAAAGATGACTTTCAATTATTAGGTTTTAAATCCGTTGAGATTTTACCGTTTTTTAATAACTTGCATTACACAGGAATAACTTGTCAAGCCGTATCTGACGGATTGCTATTATTTTACAATTCAGGAAGAAAATTTGCGTATATCGAGCCATACATATTATTTGATATACTGAGGTTTACCGACACAGTGGCAACATTAAATATTATTGTAGAAGGGAAGATGATTTTTAATGCTTAGAATAACAAGCATAACAACAAAAGAGGATATAAAATTCACAGAAATAGTAGATTCATTAAAAGCTAGACTTTATGATATGGATGACAGAATTAAGTTGGCAGGATTGCACCACAATACAGATGCACAGTTTTATTATAAAATTTGCAGAAAGGTAATTCAATCAGACCTAAATATTATCGAGTCAATTATTGACTCTGAATAATATTTAAGATATAATTTAAATATAGAAAAGAGGTGAAAAAACTTGAACATTACAAAATCAATTAAATATGTAAAATACACAATGAGAGTTTACGACAATGTAAAAAAAGAAGTAACAGAAGTTACAACGATTTATTTTAAGATTACAACCTTAAAGGAAATTAAAGAAGATTTATCTAAATCAGCTTTGACACTTTTGGAAATCATCAACACAGAATATTTCACAAAAAAATATTCAATGGAAATTAACGAATTTATCGAAAACGCATCAGAGATCAAAACAGAAAAAGGAGAGTAAAAATTATGATTACAATTAACGAACAGAGTAAAAATTTAACAGAGGTAGAAGTATATTTAATGACAGTTTCACCAGCCATTAAAACAATGAAAGACGTTCCAGATGGTACAAGTATCAATGTAGATGCGGTCATCAATTTCACTGATGTAAAAGAAGATGGTACATCTTCATGTATCACGTCAATTATGACTCCAGAAAAAACCGTCTACGCTTTTCAGTCACAGACGTTTTACAACTCTTTGAAAGACATCATGGCAATTATGAAAGAAAAGCCATTTTCAATTGTAAAAAAGTCTGGAAAAACAAAAAATGGACGTGATTACATTAATTGCGAACTTGATTTAACAAGCTTATAAAATAAAAATTTATGGGTGGGAATAAAAGCCCACCCACTTTTGTTAAAGGAATGATTAAATTGGCTAAAAAAAAATCAAAGAAACAATCAAAATACACGATTTATAGAAATAGAGTATTAGCTACAATGCGCCGACTAAAGAAAAAAGGTTACACTTTTGATGATTTATATTTTCCAACAGAAAGGGAAGTGAGAAAGGCAGGTGTTAAAGGTCAAGAATTAAGGTATTTAACACTAAGGTTAAAAAGTTATTCATCAAAAGAACTGATTAAGTTAGCTAGAAGAATAGAATCAACTTATGAAGATGAAAGATTTATAGATACAGAATATTTTTACGATTATTCAGTAGTCGAAAACTTTAGAAGTCAAGTTATACGTTACCCCCGCGGTTTTGCAACGCAAATGTTGGCATGGATTAATAGGGTAGTCAAAGAAAAAGGCATAAAATTAGCATCTGAAATGCTTCAAGATGGGTTTAGTTCTGGTCTGGAAATTACAGCTGAAACAATGTACAAAGAAGATTCTTTTAATAAATTCATTGATGCAATGATGAATTTTATTCCGGATATTGGTGAATTAGAAAAAGCTAATATATTGGAAATGGTTGACGAGGACGCGTATCAGGAATTTAAACAAAGAGGTTATTCGAGGTATAACTAAATGTCAAGAACAAAAGCTTATAGAATTTTCGTAGGTGACTTTGAAACGACAGTCTATGATGGTCAAGAGTCCACGGAAGTATGGGCTTCAGCTTCAGTTGAATTAAACACTGAAGATGTGAACATTTTTCACAGCATTGAAGAACAATTTAATTACTTTACGTCTTTAAAAAGTAACATTATTGTATACTATCATAATTTAAAGTTTGATGGTGCTTTCTGGCTTGATTATCTTTTAATCAAGAAAAAATTTAAGCCAGCTATCGTTAGAAATTCGTCTAGTGAATATGATGTAAGTTGGAAAAAAACAAAAGACATGGCAGGACACGAATACAAATGCTCTATATCTGACAGGGGTATGTGGTATAGTATCACTTTTAAATACAATGATTGCATTTTTGAACTACGGGATAGCCTAAAACTTTTACCGTTTAGCGTTCGTCAAATTGGCGAGTCATTTCAAACCAAACACAAAAAACTTGACATGGTATATAAAGGCTACCGTTATGCAGGTTGTTATATATCAGACGAAGAAAAAAAGTACATTGCTAATGATGTACTTGTCGTCAAAGAAGCACTTGAGTTTATGTTTTCGGAGGGGCACGACAAACTAACGATTGGCGCTTGTTGTTTATCTGAATATAAGATGCTATGCAAAACATCTATAAAAAATAAACTGGACTACCCAGAAATGTTTCCAGATTTGCAAGCATACCGATTAGATGAAAGCTATGGATATGGTAACGCAGGCGACTGGATAAGAAAATCCTATAAGGGTGGTTGGTGCTACGTCAAAGATAGCATTGCAGGAGTTCCACAGAAAAAAGGATTTACGCTAGATGTTAATTCGCTGTACCCGTCCATGATGCATTCAGAAAGTGGTAACTTTTATCCTGTTGGACATCCTGTATTTTGGCAGGGTAATTTCATTCCAGACATTGCAAAAAAAGACAATCATTTTTATTTTGTTCGGATAAAGACAAGATTTTACTTAAAAAAGAATAAGTTACCTTTTGTCCAGATAAAAGATAATTTACTTTATAAAAGCACTGAAATGCTTAAATCTTCCGATGTATACGACTATAAAAGTGGGCTTTATTATTCACATTATATGAAAGACGGTGAAAAACAAGATACAAGAGTCACTCTTACATTAACAATGATGGATTTTGAGTTATTGCAAGAACATTATAATCTTGTCGACTTTGAAATCATTGATGGATGTTGGTTTTTTACCCAAATAGGCATTTTTGATGAATACATTGATAAATATAAAAAGATTAAGCAAGAGTCAAAAGGTGCAAAAAGAACGCTTGCGAAGCTATATCTTAATAACCTTTACGGAAAAATGGCAACGTCAACAGATAGTTCTTTTAAATTTCCAATAATTAAGCCAGACGGTGTTATTGGGTTTATTCCGGTATCAGAGCACAATAAAAAAGCTGGATATATTGCGGTTGGCTCAGCGATTACTAGTTACGCACGATGTTTTACCATAAAATCGGCACAATTAAATTATTCAAGATTTTTATATGCAGATACTGATAGCATACATTGTTTAGGTAGTCCAGAAGATGTCAAGGGTGTTAAGATTGACCCTAAAGCTTTTTGTTGTTGGAAATGTGAAAGCGAATGGGATAAGTCTTTTTTCACAAGGCAAAAAACTTACATCGAACACATTGTTAAAGAAGATGCTGAAAACGTTGAGCCATACTATAACTTAAAGTGTGCGGGGATGCCAGAAAGATGCAAAGATTTATTTATTGAAGCCCTTGAGCACAAAAACACAAAAGATGGCAAGACCCCAGATGAAATAGACTTTTTATTTGATGATGACGACAAACCTAAATACAAAAATTTAACTGATTTTAGAGTCGGCTTAAAAGTGCCATCAAAATTAAGTCCAAAAAGAATACCCGGAGGTGTTCTTCTTGTAGAAACAACATATGAAATGAGATAAGCCCAAACCAAACAAAATGAATGGATGGGCTTATTTTTATATCAAATACCCGTACACAAGCAAAGCGGTAAGCATCCGAAAAGATGTGAGCACCAGTCAAGGTGTGCTTTTCTCGCATCTGACAGTGCTTGAGATACAAGTTGATATACTTTAGTAAGATATAGTGTTAATCAATGCTTCTTTACAACCTAAATCTTTAAAACGAAAACAGCCATGCTCAAATAGATATCGTAAATTAGAAATCATAAATGAGTTATTTTTTAGCATGACATAATTTATATCGTGGTCATTTACAGATGTGCAGATTTTTGTTGGAAACGTTCTATCAACGTTTCTATCACAATACATAAGACCTTCATAAGCATACTCTCGGATAGCAAAATCAGTACTATTGTAGCGAATTGTACAAATGTATTTATTTGAACCTATTAAATTCTCAATAAATGAATCATTATCGTTTAAATATACAGTTTCAGCTGTAAATTTAGCATACTTTGTTGAAGCAAAAGCACGGTTAAAAGCACTTTTTTCCTGGGCTTTAGAAGCCGTCTCATTAAATCCTTGTTCAAGAACAAAGCCGTCACCACGCAAAAATTTAACATTTTTATTTAATCGGCTTGAAATATTTAAAACGGTATAATAGGGGTTGAGTAAAGAAACAAGGTTACTAATCATATAAACAGGAACGTATCTAACTTGCTTGCCTTGCCCTCTGGCAACGGATGTGTGAATGGAAAAAAATTTTTCAATTTCGTTAGGGCAATAAGTATTGCTTTCGCTCTGAAATTCGTCAAACACAATAGCTGTTACGTCATTAAAAATGTGGCTGTATTTTTTTATCTGGTCGGCAGAGTTGATTGACACAGCATAACCACAACTTTTTTTGTTGATAAACAATTCGATATAAATTCCTCTTGCCCATTTTTTTGTAGTCATTTCTAATTTAGGAAAAAACAGTTCTTTAATATCTTTAAAAAACTTTTCATCAATGTTATCCAATTCATAATTAAATCTATATAAAAGCATAAATTTTTTGTTATGCTTAATGAAACGATTTACAACAAGCCTATTAAAATACGTCGTTTTTCCAGCAGTACGGTTTGACGTACAAATAAAAATTTCCGGTGTTTTATTATTAATATCCTTTAAAGATAAAAGCTTTGTTCCATCATAATACATACGCTCACCCCCCCTTTACATATAAATTTTGTTATACAATTAATAGCAATTTTATTATAATATATCTTGCGTTTTTTGTCAAGCTATGCTAAAATTGATAATATAAGGGGGCGAAAAATATGATAGCACAAATCACAGCAGGTCTTTTATTTAACTTGACTGACTTAATTACTGGGCTTATTTCAGCAATTAAAAATAAGCAAGTCAAATCAGCTAAATTGCGTGACGGTATTTTTAAAAAAGTTGGATTTTTAATCTGTTACTTTTTAGCTTTTCTTATTGACTACTACGGCGCAACTGTGGGCTTTAATCTTGGTTTTAATGTGCTTCCTGTACTTATAACTTACACATGTACAACCGAAGCCGTATCAATTATTGAAAATGTCCACAAAATAAATCCAGATTTACTGCCAGATAAATTATTAAAAATCTTTGCTATTAAAAAGGAGGATGATTAGATGTCTAATTCAGCTTTAACTAATTATGTGAAAATTTCACCGAACAGAACAAGATACCGCACAAAAAAGATTGACCGCATTACGATACATCACATGGCAGGTGATTTAAGTGTTGAAACATGTGGCAATGTTTTTGCAACAGTAAAAAGACAGGCATCATCTAATTACGGCATCGATAGCAGAGGACGAGTAGGACTGTACGTTGAAGAAAAAGACAGGGCTTGGACATCTTCATCAAGCGCTAACGACCAACGAGCAATCACGATTGAGGTTGCTGACAACGCAAAGCCCCCTAATTGGGGGTGTTCAGATAAAGCCATGAGTAAGTTAATTCTTTTGTGCGCTGATATTTGTAGAAGGAATGGTATTAAAAAATTAGTCTACACGGGAGATACATCTGGTAATTTAACACTACATAAGTGGTTTGCGCCAACCGATTGCCCAGGGGCTTTTCTTGAAAGCAATATGCCAACAATTGCAAGTGAAGTAAATAAGCTTTTAGAATCTGGAGCATCAACATATAGTTGGGCTAAAAAATCTACAAATACAAGAAATCTTTTGGAGTTAGACGGCTATTTCGGTGAAAAAACAGTAAGAGCCACACAAAGATTTTTAAAAACCACAGTCGATGGTGTGGTTAGCAATCAACCATCATGCAATAAAAAGTACCTTTGCAATTCTGTAAATAACGTATGGTTTTTTAAAGATTACAGATATTGTTATAAAGGTTCTGAAATGGTTAGAGCGCTTCAAAAAATCATAGGAACTGTGGTTGATGGCTTTATGGGTACGCAAACAATTACAGCTTTACAGAATTTTTTGAAAATCAACGCTGACGGCTACATGGGCGCACAGACTGTGAAAGTATGGCAGAGATATTTAAACAAACATAGTGAGGTGTAAATTATGACTTTTAGTCCACGATTAAACGCTAACGGTATTTATAAAAATAAGTGGTGGTACAGCAACGACAACGTTTACTATCCAGCATATCAGTTACCAAACTGTACATGCTACTGTTACGGCAGATATGCAGAAATTTTAGGAAAATTTTATAATTTACCTAATGCAAACGGTGGTGATTGGTACAGACTTGCTACAGGGTTTAGTCGTGGACAAACACCAAAGCTTGGGGCGATTGCTTGCTGGTACTCACCAAACGGGCGGTATGCCGGACACGTTGCTGTGGTTGAAGAAATTAAAGCAAATGGTGACATCGTCACATCAAACAGTGGCTACTTTCGCCCAATTCAAAGCTACCCACCATCAACAACAAATTATTTCTGGACAGAAACGTGTGTAAAATCACAAGGCTACCGCTCAAGTTGGGAAGTAAGCCGAGGTTATCAGCTTGCTGGATTCATTTATTTAGATGGTGACCCCGTAGACCCTACACCCGTTGAATGGGTAAAAGGAAACCGTTATCTCACAGATGATGAGATGCGAAACAACGGTTATATTGTTTATAGCTATTTAACATCCAAAGGATGGTCATTTAATGCTATTTGTGGTGTGCTTGGAAATATGCAAAATGAGTCAAGAGTCAACCCTGGCATATGGCAAAATCTTTACCAACACCCGTCTAATGGGTATGGTTTAGTTCAGTGGACACCGTCAACAGTCATTACATCATGGCTAACAAGTCATGGGTATGCTATAGATGATGGAGATGCTCAGCTTTTTTGGATTGACACGGAAACTGTGCCACAAGGTCAGTGGATTGAAACAAGTGAGTTTCGTGTATCATTTGAAGAATTTAAAAAGTCAACGCAATCACCAGAATGGTGCGCAACTTGCTTTCAGTATAATTTTGAACGAGGTACAACATCGTCAATCGTTGAGTTAAAGCAAAAGTATGCAAGGGAATGGTATAACTATTTAAAAGATTTAGACCCATTTAACCCAAATCCGGCACCGCAAGAAAGAGTTTCAAAGATGCCAGTTTGGATGAAAATAAGATATTTTTAAAAAAGGAGCGATAAAAAATGGCTGTACTTAAAAAAGAGGAATTAATTGAAAAAGTAACAAGAATGGCGGGCGAAAGCCCTAGTGATGACTTCATTTCTTTGATTGAGGACATCTCCGATAGCTTCATTGATGAATCTGATGAATGGAAATCTAAATATGAAGAAAATGACGCTAATTGGAGAAAAAGATATATCGAGCGTTTCTCAAACAAGGAAGATGTCAAAGAAAAAGAAGATGAAGATGAAGATGAAGATGAAGATGAAGATGAAGTTGTAAAAACAACGTATGAAGATTTATTTGAAGAAAAGGAGTGATAATTTATGCCAAGAAGAATTGCACAGACAACGTTGAACGCTTCAACAATTGACATTTTAAACGTCATTCGACAGAATGCACCTTATGATTATCAGCAGAATGTTCCTATGGTAACAAAAGCTTCAGACATTCCAAAAGTTGGAGAAGTTATTTACGGTACACCTGCCTTTGCAAACCACTTTATTAACGCACTTGTAAACAGAATTGCTATTGTTCGAACACAGTCAGCAACATTCAACAATCCTTACAAAAATCTGAAAAAAGGTTATCTTGAATTTGGTGAAACGATTGAAGATGTTTTTGTTCAGATTGCAAAAGTTGTTGAGTACTCAGCTGAAAAAGCGGAAGCAAGAGAGTTCAAGCGTACCTTGCCGGATGTTAGAAGCGCATTTTATGCAATCAACTGGAGAGTGATGTATCCAGTAACCATACAGGATGAGGAACTGAAAAGAGCCTTTCTATCTATGGGTGGTGTACAGGACTTAATCGCAAAGATTGTTGACAGTGTTTATACAGCCGCTGAAAATGATGAATTTTTGCTTTTCAAATATTTGCTGATTAAAGCAATCACAAAAGGCCAGTTAAGTCCAGTAAGTGTTGACGCAACAAATTTAAAAGATTCAGCAATCAACTTTAGAGCAATGTCTAACTTACTTATGTTCCCTTCAAAAGAAAATAATGAAGCTGGTGTGACAAACACAACACCAAAAGACAGACAGGTTATCTTTATGTCATCAAGGTTCAACGCACAGTTTGACGTAGATGTTTTGGCATCTGCGTTTAACATGGACAAGGCAGATTTCATGGGACGTCTTTATCTTGTTGACTCTTGGTCATCTTTTGATAATGAAAGATTTGAAACAATCAGAGCAAATTCAGACGGGTTGGAAGAAGTGACTACGGCTGAATTGCAGGCGATGGGTAAAGTTAAAGCTGTATTGCTTGATGAAAATTGGTTTCAGGTGTATGACAATCAGAATAAATTTACTGAAAAGTATGTTGCATCTGGACTGTATTGGAATTATTTTTATCACACATGGAAAACTGTTGCACACTCACCTTTTGCTAACGCTATCGTATTTGTTGAAAGTGATGTAACAACTATTCCACCAGAAACGTTGACGGTTGAGATTGTTGACAAGTCAACGAGTGAGGAAGCTGTCGTGCTTAACCTTGGGGTAAATGCTGACGGTGTTAATTACAACACAAATGTTCAGTTTGTTCAGACAAACGCACTGACTGATAAGGGTATTGCTGTACAGAAGTTTGGTTCGCTGATTATTCCTAGTGACCAGATTGCGACTGAAATTGTTGTTGAACTTCACGACAACACCGAACACTTTAAGTATACGTCAGCTGAAAAGCTGACAAGTGCGTCAAATGTTGGTGATACAATCACAATGACACGTTCAGTGTTATAAATCTTAATTGGTGGGGTATTTATACCCCACCTTATAAAGTGAGGTGAAATGAAAAATGGCATACATCGAAGCCAATACACATATTGTACTTTTTTCCAATGTAAAAATTGACTCTGGGCACAAAGATACACTTTTTTTCTCTGATGTAAGCAGTCAAACAAGTTTTTTCACATCAAATAACGTTTTATACAAAGAATTAGTTTCAACGTTTCAACGAAAAGAAAATACTTGCCGCCTTAATGTGTCTTATGAAAAGGCTTCATCATGTAATTACATGGCATTTCAAAACGCATCTTTTAGTACAAAGTGGTATTACGCTTTTATTGACAAATTCGAATACATCAACAATGAGTGTACAGAAATAACATTTCATGTTGATGTTATTCAAACATATTTCTTTGATTATTTAATCAGCGGATTTGTTGAACGGGAACATACGCTAACGGATGAAATAGGCGATAATATTCTTCCAGAAAATGTAAACTGCGGTGAGTATGTCTACAATGATTATAGTCCTGTCTTACTTATGAATGAAATGTGTGTGATTATAGCAATTACAGACACTTCTTCAGCTGTAGAAGGGACGTTATATGATGGTGTATATGGGTCTGCTGACTTATGGGTGTATTCATCAACAGATGTACAGGGTATCAATGGGAAAATCAGCGATTATTTACAGTCACCAGACAGCATTTTATCTATTTATATGTGTCCGCTTGCTTTAATAAACGGTGGAACTATTCCAACAACACACAAACTATCATATGGTGCTAGTGCCTTTGTTAGAAATCTTGAAAAAACGGCTATAACAACAAATGACCGGTTAGACGGGTATAAGCCAGATAATAACAAACTTTACACCTACCCATATTGTTTTTACAATGTTGATAATGCCAGTGGTGCTTCATTGCCTTTACGTTATGAATTTTTTGATAAGCTTACACCGTCACTTGAAATAGGAGGTACAATCACTCAGCCAGTCGTTGTTACACTTAGACCTTGTTCTTATAAAGGTGTAGCAGGTAAAAGTGCAATAGGTGGGTACACCTCTTTAAACACAGAATCTATACAGCTTGCGTCATACCCTCAATGTTCATGGAATAATGACAGCTTTCAAGCGTGGATTGCTCAAAACTCTGTGCCATTGTTAGTTGGCACAGCGTCAAATATTTTAGGTGGGAGTATTAATGGGGCTTTGATGGGTGGTCCTGTAGGTGCTGTGGTTGGTGGTGTATCCGGTGTAATGGGTTTAATTAGTCAAGGTTATCAGGCGAGTATCAGCGCCGACATAAGTCGAGGAACGTTTAACAATGGTGGCGCAAATGTTGCTATGGGTAAACAGCAGTTTTATGGTGGACGAATGTCTGTGACTTATGACTACGCAAAAATGATTGACGGCTATTTTACAATGTATGGCTACGCTGTAAATAGAGTAAAGCGTCCGTCAAGACACAACCGCGAAAATTTCACGTATGTAAAAATGAGAGATGCTACAGCTACAGGTTCAGTGCCCTCAAGCGCTCTGCGCGAGATTGAAGAGATTTATAACAACGGTATACGCTTTTGGGTTGACCCGTCAAAGGTTGGCAACTATTTAGTGAGAAACAACCCGTTAAGGGGTGAGAGCTGATAAGTGAGGTGAGTGAGAGTGAGTAGGAAAAAGACGTTATTCGAAGAGAGTTTGATTAAAAATAATAATGCATACAGATATTATCTTGATTTGTTGACTGAACTTTCAATATCTTCATTTGAGTGGTCGGGGTTACCAGACACTGTAGACTCAAGGTATATTGAACTACAGCTTTTCATGCAGGGTTCTGCGGTTTATTTTAATGATGAAGTGATAGGTAATCTTGCGTTAAGCTGTGTACAACATGGTAATTTCAATGTCTATGGCGAACCGATTAAGCGTGAAGCTTATTCAAATTACAATAATTACAGGAAGATGCTAAACGAAAATGATTCTGTGATTATATGGAATAATTTGACAAGGTCACCGGCATATTATAATTGCCTTCATTTTGCAATGCGTTTATGGAATTTAGACAGGATTATTGATGTAAACGCAAATGCACAAAAAACACCCGTGTTAATTCAAGCGTCTGAAAAGCAAAGGCTGACGATGCTTAATCTGTACAAAGAATTTGATGGGAATCAGCCTTTTATCTTTGGCGATAAAAATTTAGACTTAAATTCGATTAAAGCTATATCAACACAAGCACCTTACATTTGTGACAAAATCACTGATTTAAAAAGCAACATCTGGAATGAAGCTTTGACATATTTAGGTATTGCAAACGTTAGCTACCATAAAAAAGAGCGAATGATTTCTGATGAAGTTAGTAGAATGATGGGTGGAGTTATCGCAAATCGAAATTCAAGACTTAAAGCAAGACAAGTAGCCACTGAAAAAATCAATAAAATGTTTGGCACTAACATAAAAGTTGAATTTAGTGATATGAATATTAAAGATGAAAGTGCAGGTAATAATGATGAGTAAATACACCACAGAAGTGCGCTTTATCTGTGAAGAAAAAGCAGGACTTAAGGAAAGCGTTGGTTATGATATGATAGAAGATGTGCTTGAAAAGTCTTGGAAATCTATTTTTTATCTAAACTTTCCGTTGTTTGATGAAGCATATAGAAAAACGTTGTGCAAGAATATTTTACGACATTTTTATGTCCGTGAAATATGTTCAGAAACTACTGGACTCTGGATATTTTGGTTGAATGAACGGATGAATAGAATCATGCCATATTACAATCAATTATATAAAAGTGAGTTGCTAGAGTTTAATCCGTTGTATGATGTTGATTTGACAACAGACAGCACAAACACACATTCTGGAAGTGAGAACGAGAACAACACGGATGAACGGAAAAACAATAGTACTGACACGGGAACAAAAAGTACTTCTAACTCAACTAGTGAAGAATTAAAAGAAAGTAATTCTCTGACATCTACTGATAGTTCAAGTTCAACTGATAAATACAGTGATACCCCACAGGGTGCATTGACTGGGTTAATAGATGATAAATACTTGACAAATGCTAGAATGATTAGTGGCTCTAGTTCTGGAACTGATACAGGAAAAAATGACAGTTCGAAAAAAGGTACTTTGACGGAGTCGGAAAGTGATACAAGGACAAATGAGAGTACCGCTTCTGATAAATTCATCGGAGCAAAGACGATAAACAACACTGATGACTATGTTCAGCATGTAATGGGAAAAAATGGTGGAGTCAGCTATTCTAAAATGCTTCTGGAATTTAGAGAAACAATGCTAAATATTGATAGCATGGTGTTTGAAGAATTAGATGACTTATTCTTTGGATTATGGTAGGAGGTATTTTTAATGAAAGATATTGAAAAATTGATGCATATTTGTAATAAAGTTCTACCTTTAGCATATGACGATTCATTGAGTTACTATGAAACGCTTTGTAAAATTTCTTATACTATTAACGATATGGTTAATGTTATAAATAATCTGCCAGAGTATATAAAAAGTGTAATAACAACCGATGAATTAACTAATATCCTTTCTGAACTCTTAGATACATTAAGAGAACAGATTGTCATTGTAAATGAAAAAAGCAATAATGCAACAAAAGATATTAATGAAGGTCAGTTATTATGGATTGATGGGCTGCTATATAAAGCCACACGAAATATATATGCTGGAGATAAATATGTTTCAGGTTCAAATGTAATTAAAACATCAATAGAAAGTCAATTGTCCGATATAATAACAAGTTATAACAGATTATCTAATAAATTAATTGATGAAATTAATTTATTAGATAACAAAATTGACAATAACATTGTTTACACTCCAAGCAATTTGACAGATTCAAACACCAACATTGGATTAAGGACTGGTATATACAATGTTCCTGAAAATATGACATTAAGTGGTGAGGTTGTAATACCGCAGGGCGCAATCATTAATATTAATGATGGTGTAACATTAACTATTAACGGATATATAAACGCTGGATTGTACAACATTTTTAGTGGTGGCGGTAATCTTATTATAAATAATGAAGTAAATACAGTTGGTCATCCTGAGTGGTTTAATAACGATATTGCTAAAACGTTAAAATATTTTAATGTTATCGAGCTTCAATCTAAAGATTATTTTGTGCACGAAAACCTAATCATAGATAAATCAAATGTGAAAATTTTCTCACATGCACCAATGACTTTTTTGAACGAAGAAACACCAAAAACAAGATTATTGATGCTTGATAAATCATCTATTGTCGTTGGTGATGAAAATGGTACAGATATTGGAGCATTTCCAAGAAATATTACACTTGAAAACATTGAAATCGTATCAGAATATTGTACAAATCCAATATTAATTGTTTACGGAGTAGTTGATAGTCTTTTTAAAAATATAAAAATTAATTGTAGTATTGCAAATACGTGCGCTGTATATTGCTATAAAAATATTCATACAACATATGATAACGTTTATGTTCATCAATCAAATGCAACAAATGTTTTTTATGGATTTAGATGTGTTGACAATAATAATCCAATATTAGCAGGTGGAAATGCTAGTTTATATTTTGAAAAATGCACTGTAAACAATGCGTCAATGACTGATAATATTGTATATGGGTGGTCATTAGAGGGCGCATTTTCAGATTTATTTATTGATAAATGCGAAACATACAATTGTTCTGTTGCTTTAAATGTTAATGGTACAAATAAAGAAAATGGTGCTAATGATTTTATTCTTACTAACTGTGTATTTGACTCGTGCAATATTCATGCAATTGAAATAAAAGATATAAGCGTTTCCGGTATGATGACTTTAGACAATACATACGTTTCAAAAAATAATAACAATCCTAATGATAGTGTCGTTTACATTCATGACAATTCTTGCACGATATTGATGCAAAATTTTGAAATTCTGAGTGTTAATAAAAATAACATTGGGTTACAAATTAGTAATACATCTGCTTTATATTTCAGTGGTATTTGTAACGGTATGAATACACCAACGAGTGTTGTTGGTAATTCAGACAATATTAAGGGGTACTATTTTAGCAACAACACATATAAAAGTTTTTAATAAAGAGGGCAAAAAAGCCCTCTTTATTAAAAGCACTTACTATAAACAGTACCCGTCTTTTCATTTTTTCACTAGCCAATCAAAATAATCTGAAAAAATTCAAGAAATTTATTTGAAAAAATTTCACTAAATTTTATCATAATTTTTGTACAATTTTGTGG